GATTTATACTGCCTATCAAGCGGTTCGTTTGAGTCGAGTAATTGCGCAGGATTATCAATGGTTGCAGTAATTGAGTTGGCAACAAGGTAAAGCTCCTCACCATCACGACCTGACATATAAATATTTGCTGTATGCCCTGCTGGAACATCAGCACTAATAGTTAGTTTGCTATTTTCTGGCAACACAACCAATTCAACTTCCGCTGCGCCTGACTCTCTTCCATCAGGAGAAACGCTTGTTGCTGTTATTAAATAGCGACCAGATAACAAACCACCAACACCCAGTACGGAATTGATGCTAGGAATATAAAGCCCCATTTCACGCACTGCACTGCCTTCAATGACACCATTGTATGCACCTGTTGAAAAGTAAGTGTTACCTGCAATCTCTACGCTAGTTAAAGACGTATGCTCACCAGTAATCGCCTCAAGTAGCTCAACCTCTCCACTATCGTTAATTCGATATAGCTTGTTTTCTGATAAGAATAAATTGCCGCTTATTGCTGTTATGGCCCCGTTAAATACCGCAGTAAATCCCTTGCGCGTAGCAATCCTTCCTTGACGGTCAATATCAATGTTTTTAGCGACTATTAGCCCTTTCAACCCAACATCGAGCGGGTTATTCTGGTTATCTGCACCAGTAAAGCGATTTAGTCTCATACGAATTTACGCGGATAAACGCGCGAGTTAGCCCGACTGCTTTTTATAGTAGTCATAAATTTAGCCGAATGCTTTCTACCGAATAACTCAGTGAATTGGCTTAGATTGAATTGCGCAGCATTAGGATCAAATAAATCCTCATCCCTGCGCGAGTAAGCTTCGTACAGCACATAGAAAAGTAAATCCTCATGCCACTCTTCCGGTATTTCGGGAATATCAATATCATTAACCAATTTGTTTTCTGGTCGATTAATAATACTTAAATTAATTGTGGCATCTTCAAGTGGTATTCCTACCAGCTTAATGTTATTGCCGTTTTGAATGTAATATTCAGGTGCTTTGATTAGTTCACGCCATTTATTAACATGACTATCAAGCTCTATTACACTGACTTTATCTAATTGCTTACCATTAATTGATAGGCTTTTAACAACAATGGTACTTGCTGGGAGTGCATAATCAGCGCCCCCGGCAAGTACATCAATTGTTTTTTCTGACGTAAGAAGTAGAGCGCGTTCCGATGCTTCACGTTCTGCTCGATTAATAGCGGCAGTAATAAAAGTATCACTCCATTGATAAGGCTCAACTTCATCATCAAGTCTTTCACGGATAAACGAACGCAGCTCTAATAAATTCATACGTTTTTACCGTCCTTATCGCACGGAATCATATCGCCACGCGACAATAAGCCAGGTGCTACTTTAAATATGCGCCCGTTTTCTGGATGCTTTAAAAATTCAGGCTCAATTGTCACCAGTTCATCACTGATTGTTGCGCCTTCATTTGACTCTAATTCAAGCACTTGATTTCGTAAGCTATCCAATGAGTCACGCTTATTTAGCGTCACATCAAAGGTTTCTTCAGCATGAGCACAAAGCTCATCCTTAGTCATTTCTTCTGTATTTGGCATAAATCACCCATAAAAAAGCCCCACCGAAGTAGGGCTAATGATTAAAATTACTTCGTTGCAGGCATGTGAACCAATGCGTCTGCTTGAACCACTTTGAACCCGAATACATTTAATCCACGGATGGCATCACCAAACGTATCTTGTAAGCGGATTGTTTCAGTTTTAACGAACTGAGATGCAAAGGTAATCGCTTCTTTTTGCCCAGCAATACACTCATAAGTACCTGTATTAAGCGCAACATTGTTTGACGAATAGACTGTGAATCTATCAATCTGACCAACACGACCATTACGAAGGATTGATGTACCATCCCCAGAAATTGACGCATCTTGTAAATCAGATTTTTTGATTGTTCCACAAATCCATGGTGGCAAGACAATAAAACGACCAGAATCCGGTACGTTATTTTCATCTAATGCGGTACCTGCATCGACAATCCAATCAAGCACGTTTAACTTAGTTACTTGTGTTGACGCAATTGCAGCAGTAGCATCAGCATAAACAGCGGCTAAAACCTGCTTATCAATCGCGATTTTCATTTGCTCGGCAGCATCCATTGTCGTTTCATTAACAATATTAATATCTGCTTGCGCATTATCAATATCATCAACTTTAAACGCATAAGACTTAGCTTTATCAATGATAAGCTCAATCATGCCGTCAACAAGGTCTTGATAACTTAGCGTGCTATTAACACTGTAATCATTGACAGCAATGGTCGGTCTAACGCGAATCATAACTTTTGACCCGCCAGATTTTATTTCACCCTCCCAGTTATGGTTAGCGATTTCACTTAAAACAGTATTTAAGTAGAATTTAGCTTGTAATTTTTTTGACCATACTTCCCACTAACCATCGGTTAGCCCGACTATCGCATCAGTCATCAAGCGTCCTTAATTTACCGCCACATGCTATATGAGAACTCCTTGTTGTATGCGGCCTCATATCTTTGCCGCATACATTACATTTCGGATATTCCTTTATAGCACCTAGCTCAATTAATTCTTTACACTTAATTACCGCCACCTCGCTTAGTCTGTGCGGGTCACGCTTCATAGCTTTCAGTTCGTTATGCAGGTGCTCTCGTAACTCATCGTTAACGTGCTTACCCATCACATTATCAATCATCCAGATAACAAGCCTTGCTTGTTCTTTTTTGATTATTAAGTGATTAACTATGTTCTGAAGGAATGGTCTTGCAGACTTTCCACCAAGAACCCATGACCAAGCATTTTGCCAATTAGGGTTTTTTTTATTCCTTTTTGCTTCGCTTAGCCCTCCACCGTGATTTGCGTACAATAGCTTTAACGGATCTATTCCGCACTCGGCCATTGTTACTCTTATTCTTGGTGTTATATAGGGTCTACCTGGGTACTGCTTGTGATGTGTTAATTGCATATCAATGCAACCCTCACCATCGACTAATCCTGCTATGTACTTCCAACTTAATCGCTTCATGGTTTTCTCCGAACTGCGTATTTGGTTTGTCGTGTTCCCTCTGGTTCTGTTAAGTCCCAGTTATTCAGAGGTGGTTTTACTTGCCCAAAATCAAAGGATAGGCAAAAAATTACCACTCGGGAGGTTTGTTCCCGTTCTTGCTACGCCAATAGGCATAATCTTTCTCCATTAAAGGAAACTAATTAGCTGTGTCTCACGACATGAGCTTTCTTAGTTGCACCAATGCTTCACAGCAAAGGCTTATTTCTTTTTACGCAATCAATCCATCTGCCATTGCTTTATCAATAGCCACTTCGTTTTTAGCGAATACTTCTGGCGACATGTTGGCAATGCTTTCGCGGGTGAATTTTTCTGGTGCGTTACTTGTTGGCGATACCTGGCTTCCGACGCGCGGTGTGGCTACATTTTTCGCCTGTTCTAACTTGCTTGGGGCTTTTGATTTAATCCCCATTTGTTGCTTATATTGATCTAGCACGTAGATAACATCTTCAACCGAACCATTACTAATGGCTTGCTTAACAACCTGTGATTGCTTTGCTGACCACTCTTGAAAATCCGAACTATTAGCCATCTCAACTACATCAGGGTGCACCTGCTTAACTGCTGCTAAATGCGCATCCTGCTCTGATTGAGCGTTTACCTGCTGAATATTATCGTTAGATGTTTTCACATCACCCAATAGCTTCTCCATTGCACGAAGTTTACTAACTAACGGGCCAACAATTTCAGGGTAATCTTGCATTAACCCATCTAAGTCATCAGGCGTATCTTTTTCGATACTTCCTTGCTCATCAGATGTGCTTGCTTGCTGCTTTAATAATTCAGCATCTTTTCGTAATGCTGCTGCTTCTTCTAGTGCTTGGTGCATTCTGGCTTCTGCGTTTTTATAGCGCTCAGCACTTACCATGCCACCATTACTATCATCTTGTGCAGCTTGCTCAGTTTGTTGCTCGTTATTATCGGTATCAGTCGGCAATATTTCAGGCTCTTGCTCTGCAAGTGTACCCTCTTGTTGCTGCTGCAATAATGCGTCTGCTTCTTTATCTAACTGCTCTGGATCAATCATTTAATGCTCTCTTTTTTGTAGCGAGGCTTTCGCTGTATCACTACGGTTAGTGAGTTACGGGGCAATGCCGTGTCCATAACTCGAAATTTTTATTGTTCTAAAATAGCGACTGCTTGTTCTTCTAGTTTTAGAATTTCTCTTAATTCTTTGCAGCTACCTTGTATTTGTTGGTGTCTGCTACTATCTGCGTACTCAAGTTCATCTCTTAATGATTCAAGCCGTTTATTGAGGTGCTGGATTACTAGCGGCCATTCCTTCGATATTCTCAGCCGGTAAACTGCCGATGCCTCCTCCCTCGATAGATGCTTGTTGTTGTATTGCTTGTTCTCGCTGGATTTCTTCATCGTCTTTGATTATTTCCTTCGCGTTAATATCCATTGATTCAGCAATAGAGCGTAGCAATGCTGGTCTATTCACGTAATTAACATCAATCGGATTAGCTGTCATTTGTGCAAACTGCGTTAATCTCTGGCTTTGAATTTCCTTGGCGACTAGCGTTGTTGCTCCGCGTGCATCAACATTCATATCACCTTTGATTTCATGCTTATCGCTCCACTGCATATTCCAGTCGTATAGTGATTCAAGCAGGGGTCTAATCATGTAATCATCAATATTTTTAACAATACCTTTGATTGATGTATTCGCAGCCCCCATCAGCATACTCATGCCCGAGGCTGTTTTATTCATCCCTGATATTTGCTGGCCGTGCGTATAGCTTGGTAATGCTGTCTCTTCATCAGCGAAACGTCTAAACATTTCAATGAGTGAGCTAATCGGCTGTACATTTGAATTAGGCTGGTAAAAACGCATCATTGGCACGCTTGGGTCGCCAGAATCTCGCTTCCACACTTTCCACGGTTTAAAATCATTAGGATCTTCACCGGCTGCAAGTAAGTTAGTATTAACCTCAACTTGTGGTGCAGATGAAATAGCCATATTATCGAGTAATGATCTAACAGAGGCATTCAGTGTTTCTTGAGAGTCACGCATCATTCGCGCAGGACTAATTCCCCAAAATTGATGAATAACGCGCTGATAATGAAAAATCTGATACGGCAATCGTTGTTTCTTTGCTGGATTGATTTGTGCTAGTAATGTTCTACTGCCACAAACCCATACATTAGCGTGATAATCTTTTGACTCATCATCAACATCAACACCGGCACCTATTAATTCCATTCCTGATACGGTTCCCCAGTATTCAAGCACATCATAACGATGTGACTCTGTTGCTGTGGTATTGTTTAACCCGGCAATACTCTTACGCTCAATCTCGTGATGCTCTTCAACGTGCGTGCCTGTTTGCCCTGTATTAATTAATAAATCATTAATAACTTCAGCATTAAACCGTTCATCTCTCTTTAGTTCGCGTAGTTGGTTACGATTAAGCACGTGACGCTGGTACATGCCAATGCAATCATCAACTGAATCCGCATAAGGGTCTTGGTATAAATCAAATACAGAAACTTGTTCCATTTGTGGTGCGGGTCTTTCTTCGTTCTGAATATCCCAATCATCATCTGATTGCTTCCAAGACTGCTTAACTGCCACACCTGTTGTAATACCCTTGAGCGCACCCGAACCAATAACACACGACTCCATGATTGCAGACTTTGCTTTTCTATCATAATGAGCCTCAATTAATTGATCTTCCATTTCATCGGACATTAACTCAACCTGCATCTTTGCAAGCTCTGATAATTGCTCTGCCGTGAGCTTAATCATTTGACCTGTTACTGGGTCTTTAATGATATTGCCGTTTTCTAAGTCAGGTGATGGTGTTGCATCTATCGACCAGTGTTTATCGTTAGATTGAAATAGTAAATCAACTATGCGCGAATAAGCGGCAATACACTTAACTAGCGTAATAGCGACATAAACATCTGATTGCTCCGTGCCTATTCTGATATTTGATTCATAAATACCATTAAACGCACGTAAATCTTTTAGCCATTCTTCTTCTATTTCTCGCTTCGCATCTTTCCAGACATTAAAGCGCCTATTTAACGTAGAACCCAGCGCATCATTAATGGCCTGTTGCTTCCGTTCTTCAACCTCAATGTCTTGTTGCGTTGGTTCAGGCTCGTTGCCCATCTGTATGTTGAGTAAGCCAGCCATTCCTTAATACCCTGTTTTTCTGAATGGCGCTTTTTTCTCTTGAGTCAAACATTCATCACTTTCGTAATGAGTATCAACACCAATCATCGCAGCCTTTCCAGTAAACGTATCGTTAGCATGTGTCGCGTCACGATAAATTGTAAACAGAACAATACTATCAGGCTCAAGGCCAATCAGCTCCATACCATCGGCTGACTCAATAATGTTGTGCGTTAATGATGCTCCAGCTTGTTGTTCAAGGAAGAAGTCAGGTAATTTAACAAACTGCTCACCTCTATGCCCTCTAGCCCACCATGACTCAAACCCCCATCTAACAACACCACTTTCATCGCCAACTTGATTATGCGTCCAGTGTACATGCGGGAATACTTCGCTTAATTCTTTGTAATCATGCAGGAAATGAGCAGACGACCACGACTCGTTTTCAGTCGAAGCGCTGTAGCAAGGTAATTGCAACCTACCCATGATAACCTCATAAGCTGGAGCCTTAGCTCCCTTGGTCGGCATACCTAACCCAGCAGAAACTAAATCATTCCATCCGCCAGATGAGCTTTCGTTTCTTGTTTTTCCAATTCTCATAAATAAGTTTCCGTCTGTGGGAATGTTATTGTCATCACGACAATCTGTTATTTCCTGCTAAGGGAAAATACCGCTATCACAACGGTTAATGATAATTTTGTGTACTGCTTGTTTTGTGAATCTTTGGCTTAGGTGCGTGCAATACCATCTCACCCGCTATTGCTCTTGACATCACCCTATCATCAAAGCAACCTGGCTTAGCGTTATAGCTGCCGTTATCTTCAATAATATAAGTCTCAAGCTCTTTAATTGTATCTATGCAGCAAATACCGTGGTCGCCATCCCTAAGCTCTGCTTTTAATTGATCGATAATCTTTGCTTTGCTTTTGGCTGTTGTTAGCCACCCAAAGCGTTTAGTCTCTTTATTTTCACCACGGTTCTCTAAATCGACTTGAGCGTAAATATTTGAATAGCCGGTTTTTCTTAGCGTAGTGAGTGTTGTTAATCCGTGGTTGTTTCTTTCAACGCCCACAAGCGAATTATTGTATTTCTTACCTAGTTTAGCGAGTAAGTCACCAAACCTATCAGGATCGACATGACCCCGCCATTGAGCTACTTGATAACCTTCTGGCAACTGTAAAACATCAGCACAACTATAATCGCCAGTGATTAAACCTTCGGCAACATCGGCACCAATAACATAGCGCTTACCGGGTTTAGGTTCATCCCACACTCTTAGCAACCCATCTTTTCGCTGATTAATACTAGAACTATCAATATCAGCACGATAAGTTTCAGTAAAACACTCTGCCTTAGCTGCATTAGTATGATCGGCTTCAAACACCGGCCTACCTGAGAATAAGAAAGCTTCTTCTGGTGTACATGGGTATTCTTGCTTAAATAAACTTAAACCTAATTCATGTACTTTAATTCTGCGCCACTGCAATTGCTTATCGCTAAGATTATGCAGCTTAACTAATAATCGCTCTTCTTTTGTGCGCTTAAATTCTTCAGGAACTATCTTTGCGTATTCATCCTGCCAAAACCACGGACAAAATATAGCGATGTATTCACCGACACCATTACTAGCGTCTTGCCACATTTCATAGAACTTACCACCCACACCATTGGCTGTGCTTTCTAGTATTGATTCCGTTTCATGCTCATCAGGCAATGCCTGCATAATACCAGCCATGTGTTCATC